TTCGTCCAGCGAACAGATAAAAGAAAAGAAGCTGTCATCGTCAACTGAACCTTCAGCAACCTTGCGGCCATATTCGTGATAGTCATAACAGACGCTGGTTTTATCATGGCCACTGTTAGTTATCATGAAAATCAGCGCCTGCCGGCGGCCTTTCGTACCGGCGCGCATCATTTCCACGACCTGGTTATTTTTATGTTCGTGAATTTCGTCTATCAGAGCACAATGCGGGCGCGGACCTGACTGGCCGTCGTCTGAGCTGATAGGCCGGAAAAAAGAACCGGTCTGCAGAAAAGCCAGATTCCACTCTTTCCCGGCACCGCCTGATTTGTTAATCCGCTGTGCCAGTGCTGGCGACTGGTCAACCATCGCCACAGCATCGCGAAACAGTATCATGGCCTGGTCTTTTTTCGTGGCGGCCGCGTAGACTTCCGCGCGTGGCTCCTTGTCGGCGACAAGGCAGTAAAGAGCGATACCAGCTGCAAGCGGTGATTTACCTGACCCCTTACCGGATTCGACGTACACCATACGGAACCGGCGATAGCCGTCTGAGTTTTGCCAGCCAAATACAGACCCCACGATAAAGCACTGCCAGGGTAACAGATTGAACGGCTTGCCTTCGTGTTCGCCGCCGTTAAGTTTCAGCACTTTCGCGAAAAAGTCGATGGCACGCTGCGCTGTTTCCGTATCCCATACCAGACCGCGGGCATGGCAGGACTCCAGATCCTTCAGGTGACGCTTGCAGGAATTGCGGATATCAGGTCCGGCAATTTCCTTACCGGACGCCACATCCATCGCATAACGAGTGGTGGGGTCAACCGAAGAACTGGTTGAGCGGGTCTTCTTTCTCTTCTCCACCATCAACTTTCACCTTTGTTCTGGCGGCCGGGGTGAGACCGAATTCGACCAGGTAACTTTTAAACCGTCGATCGGCATCAGCCAGCATCGCAACAGCCGGGTTCGCCTTAATCAAAAATCCCCCTTCAGTCTTGACTGTATAAGTTCTCCCTTCGTCCGCGATCGTCAGACGAAGCTGAAGGATATCTGCATAGATATCGCAAAGACGCTCCAGCGCCAGTGAATCGGCAACTGTAAGAATACCCATGCCATCAAGTAAAACTGTGAGCCGGCCCCACGCAACTTTTCCCCAGTCGCTAAGATGTGCTGGCGGGCTGGGGATTTCTTTTGCAGGTTGGGGTTCTTTATCGTTGAGTTTACGTTTGCCCGGATTGCCGGTTACCACTTTCAGGTGGGTCGGTTTCGGGCGCCGTCCTGCCATCGGAACCTCCCGGAAAAAAACTTTTCATTTCGCGGTTGTGCACACAGAGGGGGGCGGGCGGTCACGCAGGCACAAAGCTGTGAACTTTTAACCCGCCCTCCTCCTTCATAGCTGCCACACATATGAGTATTGTTATCGTCTGAACCAGTGCGATGCACGGTCAAGTGGAATACCGTTCTCGTCACAGCCCACGACGACACCGCGTTTCTCCATTCGTTGCTTCGTAGAGTCGTGGTGCTGCTTACACAACCCCTGCCAGTTCTTCCGGCTCCAGAATAGCTTTTGTGCCTTCGCTATCGCTTCGGCGTTTCCACTATTCAGCGCCTCTTTCAGTTTGTGCGGGATGATATGATCGACCACCGTTGCCGCCGTCACTCTTCCCTGTTCATGACACATGGCACACAACGGATGAGTACGAAGGAACAGGAGGCGCTCACGGTCCCATTTGCTGCCGTAGATACGGGGCTCTTTTTTCACATCCGCCCCTATGTGTTGCGGGGCTCCCCAGTCCGGTTTTGCCATGTTGCTATCCTATGGTTAAAGCCATTAAAAAAGCCACCCGAAGGTGGCCTTTGTGATGGCAATAAAAACCGCCCGGAGGCGGCTTGTTATCAATTACTTAATAGCTGTTCGATATTAGATGGGATCGGGACACCAGGCTCTACTTTTAGTTTGTTTAGCCTTTCGACAATAGACAGTTTCTCCGCCCCACTCGCTGCTTGGTAGTAGGGTCTTACCCCTTCAATGATATCATTAGCTGTAACTGAAGAACCAACGCCAGCGCCTGGCTCGTTTTTATTCAAAGAGCTGTGAATAATTTGCTCAATAGCCTGATTCATAGTTATTACCCAAAATGAGTGGTTACATACCACAACTTGTATATATGTCCACCACAGGCCTTTATCAAGCCCACCCGTAGATAGGCTTTGTAATGGCTACTTCACTGTTTCGATGGTCGAGCCGTGAGAGTTCATCACGTAAACCTGGTCGCCAGGATAGATGAACTGGTAACGGCAGCCATCACCCGCGCCGGGGAAATTTTCACTCGGATATTCCTCAATAATGATGGCAATAGCATCAGTATCCAGCACATCAGTACGGTCACTAATAACCAGTTCTTCCTCCTGCAGCGCTTTGGTCATTTCTGGATCTTCATAGATAGCCGGGAGCCAGTATGCGAAGTCCGGGCTGGCTGAGTTATGAGTAAGTTTTAAAGTATCTGCGAACGTTTCAGAACCAGCCCTGGCTATCGAGATGGATGGCTGCTCACAAATATGCGTAACACCGTTGATGATGGTTTTAACTGTAAACATAGTATTTCCTTCTTCGTCTCCTTGTTACAACAAAAAGCCCCGCTAGTGCGGAGCTATGGGATTGTTGGTTGACTCTCTCACCGAGTTGTAAATACGCTCACACGTCATTCCTGCCTGGTAACGTTCGTCAGCGATTGCAGCATATCGTTTAGCTTCTGCTGCAATATCTCCGAGCATGTCGGCAAGCATTCCGGCGGTGGTGTCGGCTGTTTTGCTTCTGACGGCAGCGGCAAGATTTGCGGTGTGCTTTGCGGCGTCCAGGCGGGTGGCAAGTTTTTTGCTTCGGTACGCAGCTGGCTAACAGTGGCAGACAGGCCAGCAGCAGTGGCAGCAGATTTAGCGGCTTGCGCTTGTGCATCTTTCACAGCCTCATCACGGGCAATAATGCGGCCCTGTTCAATAATACGGGCGGCGGTCTGGGCGTTGACTTCCTGAGAGGATTCAGCGCTGTCGCGATCTGCCCATTTTTTTTGCCAGCCCCTGTCACTCCAGACATTACCGGCGATAAACGCACCAGCCATCAGCAAAATAAACGCCAGCTGCAACCAGTATTTTTTCAGCAATACAGGTAACAGATTCATACCAGCACCGATTTTGCTTTTTCAAAGCGCTCTCGCCTGTCACCGATGCCGTTCTGCCCTCCGTTAATGATCTGCGTAACGCGTACCAGGTCGCCGGAGTATTTCAGACACCCTTTAGTCACAAAAAACCACGCTGCGGATCGGGCGGCATGACGTTCCAGCTCAAGCTGTCCCGGATTCGCCACCAGATCCAGTTTCAGGGCAACGCCACATCTGGTGTAATTCTCCAGCCCGGTAATCTGGATAAGCCCACGCCCGCGATACCTCCAGCCATCTCCGGCGTCTTTGTTACCCATGCGGCCGCCATAAACCAGATTGGCTATTTGTGGCTGGTGGGCAACCTGGCGACCATCAATACGCCCCAGCATTTCGCACTGATAAGGCGTAAGGCGTTTACCAAACGTTTTTTTCAGCGCCTCCACCGAATAATTAAAGCTTTCCTTCAGAACAGTAAATCCTGCTGATTCATGTCCCGCTTGTGCAATAAACATGGCCTGATCGAGTGGAGCAGTAATACCGAATTCGCTCATTGCCGCATCAATGTGTGGAAACCAGCGCGCAGAAAGCCCGGCGCTAATACCAGCCGCCTGCTGAAATTGTGATTGGTTCATTATTGCCTCAGATGATCAACCAGGCGTGCCACGTTGCCTCTGACGGCGACCAGCACAGACAGGAAAATAATGTTGGCCCCGATAGTGGCCCACGATGAATAAGGGTAGATACCGCACAGATATGCCAGCGGAACCGCGCTATAGATGACCGTAAGCAGCCACGCCAGGCGAGATATCCATGGTCGATGTCGCGAATCGCCTCGACGATAAAACATCAGGGTCAGCACTACCCCAGTGCAAAGCAATGCATTTAAAGTTGCCGATGGGTCATTTTGTACCACCTGAACCTCCCCGGCGCGTTATCAGCGCCACCAGCGAGCCTATATCCTGATTATTCAGGAACGTCAGGATTTTGACGGCTAAAGCAGAAACGATTACGGCGCCAATCGCATCCAGTGGTTTGTCACTGTAGCCGGTAGCCTGAGACAGGAATGAACCTACCAGCCCTGAGCAGATGATCCCCGCGATGTAGGACACTATAAAATATGCCAGTCGGCGGGTGGCACTCAGATCCGCAGCCGTTGCAATGTAAAATACAGCCCCGGCAAATGCGCCAAACACCACGCCGTAATCGGTTCCGGACAGAAATCCATAGACGCTGGCGCCCGTCAGGACACCACCAGCCAGTCCAGTACCGGAAATCGGATCGGACATTTAGCCCCCTCTTATATTGCTGTTAGTCCTCTCAGAATGAGGGGAATAAAAACTGCCATTCGCAGTTTTGTTTGAATATGTACCCTCAACGCTGGTGATCTTATTTACATGGCGATAAAATAGACGATCCAATACCAAATGGAGCCGTTCATGATTTTTGTTCGCACAGCAACAGGTAGTCATAAGGTTGAGAGTTGGGATCTGATAACAAGCAGGCCAAATTTTATCGATAAGATTTCGAAGGCTGAGCATAAATTATCAGAGATTATTGGTTTTTATCGTTTCAAAGATAAGATTCATTGCGGGCTGAAAGGCTGTAACCAGCCGCACCAAATGGGGTATATCGTTCGCACTGATGATGGCATTGAAACAAATATTGGTAATATTTGCGGTGCCGAAGAGTTCGGCGTGCAATTTAAAGAGTTAACTGAGCAGTTCGATAACTTCATGAAGTTAGAGACAAACAAAATGATTGTCTCAGAGGCCAAACTAAAATGTGATAGGTGGTCATCTACCATTGACAGCTTTCGTAAGCTTAAGCCATCAATAGATACATGCGCGGCGAATATCGAAAAGATTCAAAATGCAAACTATGCTGGTCGGCTTGCTGCAACAGAAATCAGGCTTTTAGCAAAGAGTCAAAGCGGAATCGTTACTCTAACTGAAATTGAAACTGCTAAATGGGCAAGATCCATTCTCTTCGCCACCAATAAATACATGCAAGAGTCAGGAGAGGCTACTACCGATTACTTCATGGGTAAGGTGTCTTTCACGCATGTACTATTGCCAGAGAATAATTTAAGAGAGCGATTCGTTTCTATATCAGAAGATATTAAAGCTATTCGTCAGATAGATTTAAAGGCAGCAAATAGCCCAACAATTGCTGATTTATCAAGACGGGCAAATACTATAGAAGATCGAATCAAACAGTTGAAACTTCTCTTACATGAGGCAAGAAAGTTTCTTACTAAAAAAAATCTTTCGGCCGTCAGCAGTAAGCTTAAGAACTCATCGACTGCATCTGAGAGTGATCGAGCACATTTTGAGTCGTTCCTTAACACTTTAAGTCGATAACAAAAACCCGCCTGATGGCGGGTTTCTTAACTCTGAACATACAACGCCCATCGTTAATGTCAAATATACACAAAAATGGCAACATTGCAAACATCGTGACGCCAAATTACGCGATTTCTATCACATCGTCGCTTTTTGTTACCCGACTTAATTGAGCATTTGAATAACTTTCCTCTTGAAAGCACTTCGTCACCAAACTTTCATAAAAAGGTTTCCAACTGTATCGCCAGGTACGGTCAGGCAGGCTCGGCAACTCCGAGAAGATACCACGATAGGCAACCGATGATTTTGGCCTGCTGTACCCGCGACCTTCACAACGCTTACACTCTTTGTAAACCGGTACGCCCTGCAGTTCTGTCGCTTTACGATCAACCGTCTTACCAGTTCCGCCACACTGGCATCGCTTACTTATCTTTCCAGTACCATGGCAACGGGAACATAACGTTTGATCAGTGTCAGTTACATCACGCTTTACCTCAAAGTCAGATGGTGACTGTTTCATGTCTTTTGCCCATTGTGGCAATCGCATTGTGTAATGGCTTTTCGTCACCGTTTTAGTGGTTGTGAGCAATCCTTTACCACAGCATTTTGGACATTCCACGCTATCAGCTGCTGATGATGCGTAATCGTTATATGCAAACCGGGCAAGAATGCGCATACATAGTGAGAATTTTTTCCCGGATGCTTTACGAACAGCCATCGGTGCGCGCTCTTTCGCATACTCTGCCAACCATATAATGGATGCCTCTCTGTCCTGGCTACTGATTCCAGCTTTCCCGAGGTACATGGCCAACCCTATCCCCGCGTCGGACTGTGTCATTCCCAGTGCAGCCATAACATCAGTAACCGTTAGCTGGTCGCTTGCCGTCGCTCTGCTGGTATCAGAAATGTGCATACCTTTAGGCGCAAAAAACTTTAAAACACTGTCTAGGTTCATACGGTCTCCATGCTTCTTAAGCTTTCGCAATTACGCCAGCACGCCAATTGCCAGCGCGCGATCGATAAAACGAAATATCAACTCCAGTTGAGAGCCGTATTTCTCTTCGAATGCCACGGTGTCCGCATGTAACTCATTGTGATGCGTTCTGCACAACGGCAGCACAAAGAGGTCATGCGCCTTCGTTCCCATCCCTCCCTGACCGTGG